ATATTTGATAAGTTCAGCCTTGCAGTTTGGATTGATTTCAAGTGCTTCTTCAGCGGTTAAGAATCCACGCTTAGCAATCCATGCAGCCTTTTCAGGCACTATCTGAGCGACTGTCTTGCCGTCGATGTCACCTGTTTTTAAGAATCTGAGTGCAATGTCAGGCTGTGCCTTGATTGCATCTTCGATCGGTACAGCACCTTTACGTACTAAGGTAGCAAGTCCGTTGAGTTCCATTGTAGCGAGATCATCTATAGAAATCAGACCGTCAGCTAAGAATGATTCATAAGCCTTTGCCGGAGGGTCTTTAAGAACAGCATCGATCATGTCAGTTAAAACACCTACAAGCCAGTAAGCGGCTTTCTTATCTCGTACTGACGGTGACTGACCTTCAACTGTAGTTGTTACAAGATCAGTGCCTAAGTTGACGATAGAGCTTGAACGACGTGTAACAATCTCAGAATCAGACGGTGAAAGATAGTTAGGTTCAAAGCCCCATGAATCACGCTGTTCACCGACAGGGAAGTCAGCTGAAAGTGCTGAACGTGCTAAGTTAGTCTGTGTGCCGAGTGCCTTTGATGTGTATCTTAAAGCACCGATAATAACGTTCTCTGTCTTGTTCTCACGAACATTAGCATATGAGAATCCTTCCGGCAGTATGACAGCGTTCTGCGCCATCTGCCACACACCACGGATTCGTGTGCGTTCTGTTTCTGAAAGTGTGCAGTTTAAGCTGTGATATTCGCTGTAGGCTTTATTAATGCGACGACAGCAGTTTACTGCGTTTTCAGTCCATTCCACAAGCTCATCGAGCGGTAATTCCGGAGACTCGATATCGTATTCATCTATATATACAGTACCGCAGTCAGCATCTGAAAAATTATTAGGAGCGGTAATAAGAATGTTAATATCACCCGGTAATGTGATCATTGCTGATGTCAGCTGTTCCGCTGCCATAGCTAAACTATGACAGCAGTTAAGCTGAAGTACTGAGGAATTAAGCTTTCTGTTGAACTGTTTGATAAAACGATTCATTAGAAATTCCCTCCTGTATTATTTTAAATTACGTCTGTAGTCCACATACTTATCAAGACGTGACTTACGCTTGTCAGTAAACAGTGCATTAACATCAAGCAGAATATCATTGAACTCGTTGACACTGATTTCTACAAAGTCGTCACGACCTGTAATGTCTTCGATAAGGTCCCACATTAATGTAACAGGTACATCGGTGTGGCATGGTTCTGTTATATCTTCATCGACAAGTGTGCCGTCGGCACGCTGTCCACGAATAAAACCGATTATGAAACTACCATCTGAGTCATATGTGAGGTTTGCTGCTAATGTATGATCCTCAGTTATGAAATAGCAGTCTTCTGTATTAGCTACCGCACTGTTTAATCTTCTTCTGCGTGATGAGTTCACTCTGCGACGTGAGCTGTTAGCCATAAGTTCATCCATTGGATTCCAGTTTTCTGGTCTTACACCGTATTCACGTTCAAAGTTATCAGCGTGCTGACGATTGTAGGTTTCACGTTGCTGTGCTTTAGTAAACTCAGCCTGACTTTTGAGATCTTCGATCTGTGCATACACTACTTTATCGTCGTCACATTCAATAAAATCATCTGTTCCTATTTCCTGTAAAAGCATTGCCTTTACGTTGTTAAGTAAGCGTGCTTCATTAAGTTGATTACCGACGAAATAATTAATCGATAGTATACCGGTAAGTGTCTGAACATTAAATTTACCAGCCGGTGTTATACTGTATACGGTAAAGTTATATTCGCCTGTAGATTCCGTAACAGCACCCTTAACTACTGCTTTAGTAGTCGTCACATCATTTGGGATAAGGTTAATGTAAATAACCAATTCGTCGGCATAAGCACGCTGTGTCATACAGTTCATTTTCTGCTGTGATGAATTAACAACCGCTCTGCGTGAACTGTTATTAGAGTTCCATTTATTTTTAACAGCTTCTTTAATAGTGTTACAAGCTTCTATATAATCAGCAGAGTCACACTCAGAAACTGTTGTGTCTTTAGTATCACTCTTGATCCAGTAGCCTACGAAAGGCACAAAGGCAAGTCGTGGATTGTATTCACCTTTGTACTGCTTCTGTTGTGGTTCACCGTTTTTGTCGATCCATACGACTTCACCGTCGTATTCACCGGTAATGTCGTTGTAATGAACCATTGAAGCTAATGTGCCGTCAGCATTAACATGATATGTTTCTTTCCATGCATCGTTTTCAGCAGAACAGTTGATCTTTCTGCGAGAAGCTGCAAGTGCCATCTTTAAAGCCTTTGCATCATATTTCTTTTCAAACTCAGATGCCTTGTTCTGCATGTTTTTAAGGTTTGAGTTAGAAGCTGGTGTGCCCGCCTTAATAAGATTATCAATGCTCTTTTTAAGCTGCTTGTACATCTTTAAGATTTCCTCAGACGGCTTTTCTTTCTTGCTGAATAAACCGCTGTCGAGGTCTTCTGATGTGAAATCAATGCTGTTCTTGTATTTCTTATCAAGTGACTTGATATAGCCGTCCATAGTGTTAGCGATGTCACCAAATTCAGATTTAATAGTGTTCATCTGCTTGCGGTATTCAACTACCTGTGGATCATTTACATCAAGCTTGTGGTCGTATACAGCAATGTAGCACTGTGTAAGCAGTTCCTTGTACTTATTCTTAGCCTGATCTGCTGTAAGCTTGCTGCTGTTTACTGATTTAAGTCTGTGTATCATTGGTGTTCTCCCGGAACAAGTTCCCTGTCGGCTTGCATAGAGATGTACGTTTTCTATGTAATCAAGTCCGTATCCGATTTCAGCGTTCATGAACTCTTCATTAAGATTTTCATCGAGAAATCTGTAGTTCACTGTGATATTGCCGTTGTCATTAGTAACACCGGTAATAAAGATTGGATCTGTTATATAGCCGGAAAGTACTGCTTTGAGTTTGTCAGCCGGATAATCAGCAAGACCTTCTCTCGTTTCATTAAAAACACGCTTGTCATATAATGATGAGTTAAGGTCTTGTTTCTTATCTTTACGTGCTGAATTCATACTCAGAACTTTCTTAGCCATGCGTTTCTGAGCATCATTCATACTAAGTACCCCCTTATGACATAGGTCCGAGGTAGATAGCACGTGATACTTCAAGTGTACAGTTAAATGTTACGATATCACTTGCTTTATAATCATGGTCACCGAATGAAAGTTTTGAAAGCCATACACCTCTCCACTTCCAGATACGGCTGTAGTTAGAGTCACCGTCACCGGAATCACGGAGTACATAAGCATCTTTCATATAGATTGAAGGTCTGCCTGTCTTTTCTGTAACAGCATCAAAAACCTGTGCATCCATATCAACAAGTGCCTGCTGTGAGTCAAGACCGCAGTAGCCTTTGATTGTCCACGATACGTTGTTATAAGTTGGCTTGCCGGCGAACTTGTATGAGTCATTTCCGTAATGGTCTTCAATAGCCTGATATGACTTTGTGAATTCACCGAGTGACTGTGTTGAAAGTGTAAGAATATCAGAGTAAGAAGCAATATTAGATGAGTTTACATCGTAAAGTCTGATTTCGAACTTACTCTTAAGGTATGGCATATAGTCATCCTGACCAATCATATGGTCAGTACCAAAATACATTCTGTCCATCCACATAAGGTTGTCCTCCTTTAATAATGAGATTTTAAAAAATAGCTATTTCTTAAAGAATAAGCCCTAATAGCCTTTGTATATCTATTAGGGCTTATATATTTATTATAACTGTAAGATTAAACGTTACAATTAGTCATATGATTCCATGAATCCAGTCGGTGGTAAGAGGAACAGGTCAACATCGACTGTATCAATAACACCTGTAACAGCAAGGTAAACCTTACCGATTACTGTGTTAGCGTTGATTCTGTCAAGGTTGATGATGTCCGGATTCATGATGATCTGATAACCGAGTGGATTATACTCATTACCTGTAAGTGCGCCTACTGAACGCATTTCATCGAGGAGTGGACTGAGTCCTGCATAGAAGTGTGAGTATGCGTTCTCGTTGTTGTACTTAAAGAGTATCTGTAATGCTACATCCCAGATTCTCTGTTTAACTCTGTCACAAAGTAAACGTGTTGAAAGATTCTGCAATGCGTTATAGGTACTGAGTGGCTTGTTCCAGAGTGTTGCGTTACCAAAACATGTAAAGCCTTTGCCCGGCACCTCCATGAGTGGGTTAAGACAAACACCCTCATCATGATTCTGGATAATGTCGAGATACGACTGCTTAATTTTGTATTCTGGAGTATGTACAACACCTGCAGAAGTCATACCAGCAGGAATCATCCACCACTTATTAATACCACCTACACCCTGAGCGTTGATAATAAGTAAAAGATGTGCCAGTTCAGGTGTTATCCATGCGTTAGATCCACTGATTGGTAATGTTGTCTTGCACCATGGACCTACTAATTCTGCAAATGTAGGATACATTGGATTTAAATCACTAAGTGCTTTAGAAAGATCATTCTTTAATTTAACTGCACCTGTAACTGCAATTGCTTCCCCAGATGTTGTTTGTGTACCACGTGGCATATTAAACGGCTCACCAATAAATACACAACCACATTTAGATCTAGCACTTACTTCTACCATATCAGTCATAATTTCAGTAACACGGTATGTAATTTGTGTTCTGTCTGTAATAGTGTTTAAATATGATGAAGGGATATACTGATCATCAGCTATACCACAGAATAATACATCCCAATCGTAGCAAATACAATCGGTAAGTTCCCACATAACATCTCTAAAACGGGAGTAAAGTATTTGTTGATTATATAATAATCTAAGTGCTGCCGCATCCGAAGCATACGCTGTAGTAAGACTCTTTATATATGCAAAATAAGTAGAGTAATCAGTACTCTGTGTATTGTCAGTAGCACCTGGGATACGTCCTTTGTGTCTGTAAGTACTACCCGGATACAATGTTGTATCATTAATAAGAGCTAAAATAGCTGCTTCATTAATAGTACTTCCATCGATTGTACCGTTAGTGTAATCACCACCGTTACCTAACAAACCGTAGAGTGGAAAATCAACGGAATTCCATGTAACTTGATCTAATGGAACAGGTGTAAGATATGTAGTACCAGAACCGATACCAACTAATGGAGTCTTAAGGTAGTTAAACACAGCTTCTGTAATAATTGGACAATTATCAGACACAGCTGCGTCCTCGAATGCAACCGATACATTTTCTAATAATTTCTGAGTTAAAATCTGACTATTAGCATGAGTACCTTCTACACATTCGTAAACTCGAATAGTTCCTTTGTGTGTAGAACTATCATT